CCAGGTTTAGAGTTGTTTCTCATAGAGTGCTTAATTATACAGCCTTTTAGATAGCCTGAAAATTCTTCTGCTGTCAATATTAGTTCCATGACTTCCCAGGGTTGGACGCCCATAAGTTTGTAATGATCGCCACCAGCCTGATGTTCGTTGATGTCTCTAGCACCATCGCCGCGCTCATTGTTGATCCATGTCATGTATTCTTTCATCTTACTTGATCCCATTGTGCTGGAGATGCGTCATTCAAACTCACTCTTGTTCTGGCCTGTATGACTATTTTTTTCTTTCTTGTTTTTTCAATTACTGGCGTAGTCAAAGCATCGCTGACGCTCATTCCTTTTCTTAATCTATGCCTTAAGCAACTAATTGGAATATTATAATGTCTTGATGCTTGTGTTATTGTCATTTTTTCACCAAAACAATCAATAAAAACATTTGTTTCTTTGTTGTTTGCTTGTTGAACTTGAGTTGCCCAACGACAATTGTTTTTGGAATACCCCTTTGTATTATCAATCCTGTCAATTGACATCCCATCAGGCCTTAAACCCATGTCAGCAATAAAGTTTTTAAACAAAAGCCACTCATCGCAAACGCTTATTTTTTTATCAACGTATGCTTCATGGCCTCCTTTTCCCTGAGTGCGTTGAATCATGGCGTGCCAGGACTTATATGTTGAAGTTCCTGACATTCCATGTTTTGTTAATTTTTTTACTCTTTTTTTTATGGCTTTGCAGCCACAAGAAGACGACCTTCCATTAGCCAATGTTCCGTAAGAAACTGCTTTTGTGGTTCCGCAAGAACATCGACACAACCAATAATTCATTGCTGATTTTCTTTCTATAAATGAAAGAATTTTCCATTCGCCAAAAATCATTCCGGTTCTATCAATAATTTTTGCAGGCATATTTATTCATCCTTAATAAAAATCCCATCAGCACCTAAATGTCCAGTACGATCTTTGATGACTTCATATCCTGAATTTAGACAATCAATCAAACTAAATCCTGCCATATCAGCGCCAATGATTAAGGTAATAAGTATATCAGCATATGCGTCTTTTGCAAGCTCACGATCATTTTTGCTAAGAGCTTTTAGAAGTTCAGCAACTTCCTCAGTTGTTTTTATTGCTTGCACTAATGGGGTTGAGTTTTTTATGATGCCTCTAGCCTCTCCCCAGCGCAGGACTTTAAGTTCTAACTCATTAAACGATGGCATTACAAGCTCCTCTTCTTTTTCCAGTTGTTATTCATCCAGGCACTAGCACGTTCTTTCTGATAACACCCACAACTGCTGCTTTGACCAGAAATTATGTTTTGCTCCAAAACTGACCTTGTTGTGCCGCATTTGCATCTGGCAACAACAACGCGCTTACGCTGACTGCCAAAGATCCGATCTTCTGCGTTCTCTATGATAGTCCAGTAGTTGAACACTTTTCCCACTAAATCTTTTCTTGCTTCAGCCATTCTTTTTCTTCATCGCTTAATTTTGGAAGACCGCAATAGTGGGTGAATTCACCAGCAGAGTAATATTGGCCGATCACCGCAGAGCCGTACGCAGTTCGCAATAACATTTTCACGCCTTCTGCTGGCTTATTATCTTTAGTGATGCGCTTCCAGACTGGCATATATTCGGCTAGATATCGGTCGTTATTCATACTTCTCAATAGTTATTATCAAACCGCCATTAATTACTGGCTCACCGTAATAGGCATAGATCCTTCGCACCTGTTTGTCATTCGCGAATACAATGCCCTGGAGAGCATCTAGAGTTGCCTTGATGCAGTTGTCGAGATCAATGCAGATCTTTGACTCACGACCGGACTGCGTTTCCTTTGGCCTCAGTTCTATTATGACGCTGACTTGTTCACTAGTCAAAGCAATCTTGTGTCGGCTTGCAACGTACTTCACTTCATTGCGATATCGGATCGCTTCTTTACTCAGAACTTGCTTGTTCTTGTAGACACGCCAGATAGCGTTCATCGAAACAGGATAAGGAAGTTCTAATGTGATTGTCCGCATGGTCATACCCGTTGGATGGCATCATTACCGTACCCAAATACCTTGTCTATAGACAAGAGGTATTTCGGGTACGAAGAATCAATGACTTGCGGAAGCCTGTACCCAGTACCCAAACGTACCTTAGGTATTTTAGGTACGATTGTACCCAGTACCTAAAACGTACCGCGGGTACTTTGGGTACGATTGATTTAGTCATCTTTCTGAAGAAGCATGAAAGTTTTTTCCAGTTCATTGACTACAATCCATCCTGCCTTGTAAGGTTCTATGATAGCACCGTTGAGTAAAAACCCGATTAGCTTGTCAGTGTTGCTGGCGACAAGATGGTTCTTGATTGTCTGTTTTGCCCACCCCATTCGTTCAAGATAGACTGTCAAATCTTCTTTGCTTAGATATGGATAGTCATTGATCACATCCAATCCAGATTCCAGCCAAGCATTAACAAATGTCTTCATGTTTTTTGCTAATTTAGAATCTGTTTTCTTTGGCTTATTCTCATCATCTAATGGCTTAACCACACATGTAGTGGCATCAGCACCAAATTTAGTTTTACCCATATTGAGAATTTCTAATTCAAAGTAAAACTCTTCGCCCTTGCTAGATAATGCGCGTTGCTTAGTAATAGTAGCGCACTTTATATTATCCTTTTCTGATACTTCTATTTCAGTATCAATATGCGCTCTAATACCAGACCAACCTCTACCGCCTTTTGCCGCATCTTTACCGCAATGATGAACAATTAAAACCGCGCTGGAGACACTATTCATTATGTGATCAAATCGCGCCATGATCGGACCCATGTCTGTGCCAGAGTTTTCGTTAGCGCCAGCGGAGATTCGGGCCAAAGTGTCGCCAATGATTAGCTTGCATTTGACGTTACGCATCTGCTCTTCTTGCTTCACCAGGGTGATTATCCGGTTTACATCGTAATCGCTTTCATGAAAGTTAACGGCCACCTGGATAATAAGAAGATTAGGAATCCTTTTGTCATGATACTTTTGATGCGCCTGGATTCTTGCCTTAACAGTTTCAGGAGACTCCGTAGCAAGATAAACAACAAGTCCTTCCTCTACCTGTTTTCCAAACCAGATGCGGCCACTAGCTATGTGACACGCCATGTCAATGGCAAAGAAAGTCTTACCAGAGTTGCTATCGCCATATAGAATCGATATGGTCCGATTAACTAAAAGATCCTGTATCAACTCATCTGGCGGTTCATATGTGTCTGATAATTGATCAGCATAAATGCCGCCCATTGCATCAAGAAGATCCTCATCTTCCTTCAAAAAGCTGACATCAAAAGGATCTGGAAGGTCTAGCTTGCGTCTTGCGCTATTCACTAGGTCCGAAATTTGTCTACGTCTTGCGGACCAACGATCATCATGAGGCGCTGTTGACATATCCATCAAAGCCCTGAGATGGTTAACAACAGAGCCAGGATGCAAACCGCCGCCAATTAAGCTGTACGCCATGTCGCGCAAGCTATCGTGGTAAACCTCGCCAGTGATGATGCGCTTTATTAGTTCGGCATGACGTTCGTCCTGTGGAATTTCACTGATCTCGCCAGTAATTTTATCAACTCGTTTGTCTACGCGAATAGCATATGCCAGTGACTCAAAGCCATTAAAATCTCGCAACGCGCCTTCGTTCTTTATCGCATTGCCAGTGAGAGTTAAATAACGCTCAGTGCTGTATAACTCTATTGATAAACCATCCCAGGTTCCTTTACAGCCCTGATTTAATGGAGGAGCATAGCCAAACGCTCTTAGGCCAGTTCCGCTCGGAGAGATCTCTATGTAAGCTGCGCCAAGATGCTCTAAGAGGCTTAATGCTTCCGGCAATGGCTTACCATCGTGAAAACAATGATCAATGTCTACGCCATTTAAACCATCGCCGTTTAAGACAATGCCTATGCCAGTGAAAGCATCTGGCTGGTCTGATCGCTCCTCATAAGCCAACAACGCTTCTTCATACGTTGCCCATGTGTCAGAGTTGGTGCTGCTTGCTTTTCCGTTAAGAGTCTTCGCATCGAAAGGAATTTTTCGCTTGTTGATGTCACGCCAGCACACCCACCTTGGAAGGTTTTTTAGTTCTATTGGAATGTTTTCAAAAATCATGAGCGTGAACGCTCCCGATCACGTTGCTCTTCTTCAAGAATTAACTTAGCCAATGCTATTAAATCAGTAAGGGTGTATTTGAGACCTTCTTCTTGATTCCATTGAGAGCAATAAAGTAAAGCATCCTCCATAGCTGAATCAATATTATCCATAGCCGCTTCACGATATGTTTTATACATTGTTCTTCTCCTCAAAATATTCACTAAGGGCCTTCACTGTCTCATAACTTGGGTTCGTCACCCGGCCGGATTTAATGGCCTGGATCGTCGCGTAGTGGATTCCAGTTGCATCCGCAACCATTGCTAAACGCCTGTCTAGCAACATATTTCTTATCTCTTCAATGGTCAACATAAAGCCTCCGCTAAATTACTTCTATCTGACGCTTGACATCCTAAAGCATGCGCTATAACATTGTCAACGAGCCAGCAAGAACGGCTCTACAACAAAGGAGTATGAAATGGCAATTCAATTGATGACAACAAAGGGTTACGCTTCCGATAG